GCCTTTCAACTACTCTGATGACTTCAGCACGGATGGTCTGATTATGTCACTGCTGTCCCAGAATTCAGCTACAGCTACGCCCGGACTGGTTGGCATAAATGCGTCCTCGGGTATTGGTGTGGAGGTGGGTCAGGTGCAGACACAGCACTCGAGTCTGATTGGTGCGGAGACCTTCGATCTCACTGGCGCTACTGAGTTCGAGTCGGGCGTGAACTACCTGCTCGCCAAGGTGATTCTGGACTCTGGTATGCGTTGCGAGGGCAAGAATCCTGTGGAGGTTGCGAAGCTGCAGCTCAACGGCCAGGACCGTTTCACGGAGCGCGAGGGTTCGTACTTCGACAAGGTGCAGCCCTTCCAGCACCACAGCCGCACGCCTGATACGGGTATCAACGTGTACTCGTTCGCGCTGCGCCCCGAGGAGCACCAGCCTTCTGGCACGTGCAATTTCTCGCGCATCGACAAGGCCACGCTCCAGCTGACTGTGTCTATCAACACGGTGACTGGTGCTCGCACGGCGCAGGTGCGCGTGTATGCCCTGAACTACAACGTACTGCGCATTATGAGCGGCATGGGCGGTCTTGCCTACTCCAACTAAACGCACACTTGTGGTGGCAATACTAATTAAAAAATAAAGAACGGGGAAACCCACAATTGAGTTCATATATGTGATTTCAATTGTATATACTAAATAAATGCCACTTGTTTGGTCTTCTAGAGTGAATCGCAATCCGATTGATGATATATCTATTCAAAAAAAGTATGAGCTCGCATGTAATACATCATCAGATATAAATGAACACGTTCCAACACTCTATAAATATGCATTACGCTGTTCTCATATAACAGAATGTGGAGTTCGTTCCGTGGTTAGTTCATATGCGTTTGCAAATGCCCTTAAAACAATTAAAAATAACAAACTAATTCAAGTAGATTTAGAAAAACATTCAAATATTACTAGTTTTCAATCTGAATGCAAGAAGGAAGGTGTAAACACGCTATTCTATGAAGGGAGTGATTTAGAATGTCCAATTGAAAATACGGATCTACTATTCATAGATACATGGCACGTGTATGGACATCTAAAGAGAGAACTAACCCGTTGGCACAACAGCGTCTCAAAGTATATTATTCTACATGATACGACAGTTGATGGTGATGTAGGAGAAACAATCCGAACAGGCGTAGATGCAAATAAACAAAGTATTCAGACTGGTATTCCGATTGATGAAATAAACAGAGGACTTTGGCCAGCTGTAGAAGAATTTTTAGAAGATAACCCGGAATGGACAATAAAGGAAACGTTTACAAATAATAATGGCTTAACAATTCTTCATAAAAAACCAAAGGTATGCTTCATAACTGCAAACTATGGAAGTTATGAATTAACATGTAAGCGATTTGTTCCTCAATCAATACCAACTGACTTTATTTGTTTCACAGACAGCAATACGATTATCACAAACGGTTGGGATGTAGATACGCATCCCTATCATACAACACACAAGTCAAATATATATTCAGAGGATGATCTAAATTCATATAAGAACAATACACACACATTTAATATTGCAAAATATTACAAACAATCCTTCATTAACATACCAAAACTTGAAGGATATGAGACAATTATATGGGTAGATGGTACTCTCGAGATTATTGATAATAATGTAAGTAAGTATGTATCAGATACTACACCAGAAGTTATGATATGGGAACACGAATGGAGACACGGCAATTTATATAGTGAAGTAGCAGATTCTTCAACTCCAGGATTTTATCGATATACATCTACTCGTTGGAATAATCAAAACCAACCATACCAGGATGTTTTTAAACAATACCAGATGTACCTAGACGATGGTTACGATGAAACCAAATTTAAAGATTCAGGCAGAGAAAATATGGGAGTTTGGGTTACATGTTTTATAGGATGGAATATGAAGTCACAACGGGTTAGAGCATTCCTTGATAAATGGTATGAACAAACATTAAAGGTTTCGACACAAGAGCAGGTAAGTTTTTCATATGTAGTTCAAAAACTTGATGTTATTCCATATAGTTTACCGGATAGTAATATTCAAGGAACACATGGATTGAACACATTTTACATTAAACATGGTCATGGAAAGTAGTAAAATAAACCAATGCATTGCGTATAGTTCTTGATTTTCAGTATCGCGGGGATAATTGTATGTAGAGCATTTCAATTATTTTACATTTAAATACAAAAAATGCTGTATAGTATATTAATCACATCCTACGAATGCTATGGTAAAGGATATGAGTTGCTAAGAGAAAATCTATTAGCTGTGTTTAGTCAAACATATAGACCCATTCAATGTATTGTTTCCGATCATAGCAAGGATAATGCAATCGAGGCTATGATAAAAACATTGGATTTTAAAGGGGTTGAACTTATATATGCTCGCTATTCTGAACATTATGGAAACCCTTGCCACAACTGGAACAATGCACTCAAATATGCAACTGGTGATTACATACAGTATCTTGCAATGGATGATCGCCTTGCACATGCGACGGCCGTGGAAGATGTAGTTACATTTATGAAACATTCAAACGCAAAATGGGTTGCTGTAGCACATACAACAAGTAACGATGGCAAAGAGTTCATACCTAAATGGAACGATGATATTTTACATTATAATACAATTTCAGGACCATCGGCGATTGTTCTTGATACATCGCTAAAACATATCACATTAGATCCTCAATTTACCTGGCTCCTAGACCTAGATTGGTATTATAGACTATATAAAGAAGCTGGTAAACCCACGATATTGGCTAAGATTATATTCGTGAATAGGGTTCATCCGCATCAACTCACAAGAACTATATGCGATACAGTTAACTTTAAGAAAAATGAAGATGATAAATTATTGATTAAGTATGGGCATCCATTACCTAAATCTCCTTAAATATGATAATCTCTTTACAATCGGAACAGTATTATTCAATATTGGTACATACTCTAAGGTTGAATATGGAAATCCCTTCAATATATGCTCTGGATTCCCAATTCTATTAGGATAATCTAAGTTTGTTGGAAACGGAATATCATTTTCTATCTTATTTGGTACAAAATCATTCCGAATATATGTACATTCAAATACATATGGTAATCGAATGCCATCTAACTCGCCTATTCCACATCCATTATTGCCATGAATATGTACCAATGTATGTGTTTTATTTATACTACTAAACAAAGAAAACATAGTATCATTTGTTATATCATTTAGACCACTATAGTATGATGGATACGTTCGAATATCATTTGGTGAATGAACTTCAACGACTATCTGCTTTATTTTATGAAAGTATTTTAGAATTACAGGCAGTAGTCGAAACTCATGACCCTCTATATCTAATTTCAAAAATATGTTATCATAGGTCTCAAAATATGATTCTAGATTTGTCGTAGTCTCTGTTTCATACATTCCTAGATTCTTCTTAACAAATGTAATTCTCGAATCAGACGTTGGTAAATCATTAACAGTTCCATCGAATCCAAAACATTTTGCACTCGGATACCTATTTAAGAAATCCTGTTCAAAACTAATATCATTTGATATTCCTCCACTTATAAGAACATCATATTGTGTAGGGATGTTGCTGATGACATAACCTCCATCACCACGATTTCCGACTCGTATTTTTTGATACGGGCTCTTATAAACGGTAAGCTGTTCCATTTTTAAATGTAACTATAATTAAATGTGGGAATTTATTGATAAGGTTGTATATATTAACTTGGATAAGCGTCCCGAAAAGAATGTACATATGCAAAATATTACGAGTGTATTTCCGCCAGAGAAGGTTCAACGATTTTCTGCGATTGAATGGAGCCCAGGAAGCGTTGGGTGCACAAAAAGCCATATTGCAGTGATGAAACTGGCAATTGAGAAGCAATGGAAGAATGTTTTGATATTGGAAGATGATGTTGTATGGAATAGATACGAACAAGGGTATGCACAACTTGAAGAGTTGATCCAAAAGGACTACGATGTTATACATTTAGGACCATCCGTTCCTCGATATAACATAAACACATTTCAGTTATACAATGCATCCACAACATCTAGTTACATAATCAATGGCCATTATATACCAACGCTTCTTTCTAATTTTGAAGAGGGTCTAGAACTGTTAGTGTCCGCAAATAATATAGATAAATGCGCGTGCGATAAGTATTGGGAAGCGTGTATTCAGAAGGACAAATGGTATACTTGCATGCCTTGTTTGATGTATCAAAAAGAGGGCTACAGTGATATTGATCTACAAACAAAGAATCCTTTGTATTATTGGACATTAAACCCAAACATGATAACCGTTGAACTACAAGGCGGGTTAGGAAACCAATTATTTCAACTTGCCTTTTTAGACTATGTATGTAAAATAAATCATGCTATACCCTTCTTAGCACATACACGAGATGTATCCACTCACAGCCAGCAGTCCTATTTTAATACTATATTTAAGAATTGGAAACGTATTGAGAAATCAGATGTAAATATACATAGAACTATACGTGAACATAATCTAATTCCTCAAGATTGGAATTTACAAAATACAAATGAAAATATAAAGTTTAATGGTTTTTTTCAGCATCATGGTTACATAGACTCATGCTTTACTACAACATTAGATTTCTCAGATTCATTTCACATGCTTAACAAATACTCAGATATCGAAACATGTGTATTTCTACACGTTCGCGGAGGAGATTATGTCGATGCGAATCCCACAAACATGTACCGTATAAATTATAGAGATTATTATGAAAAAGCAATTTCTGTATTTCCAAAGAAAACCAAGTTTGCTATATTCACAAATGATAAAGCGTATGCCATGAAACAATCATTTATACATGATATACATTATCAATTTATAGATGAGAATGAACTAGATAGTTTATTTTTAATGTCAAGATGTTCTGGAGGCATATGTGTAAATTCTACATTTTCATGGTGGGGGGGGATGTTGAATAGTCGTAACTATAATGGTAAACATAAAATAACTATACCTTCACGATGGTTTAATAATCCAAATATGTATTCCAATGGATTATATTCACCTGATTTTCAGATAATCAATGTAGCTCCATGTATGCTACAATTTCATAAAGGTAAGTTTCGCTGTATATAATGGATGAAACATATTGCTACTATGTTGGTTCCTTTGCTCTTCTGAAATCGGCGACGCATAGATCTCCGACACCTATATCTGACTTTGACGGATTAAACTCAGACTGGTATTCCAACCTAACTCCAAATAATATTCTTCATGTATGTCCACAAGCCCTTCCGCAGTTTGTTAGAAAGGTTCTTCCATCCATTACAGTTCCCTTCAAACTCATAACAAATAATTCCGATTGTACAATCCCCGACGACTTTCCATCGGAAGCAGACATATTGCTAGCGAATCCTCTGCTTCAAACATGGTTTGCACAGAACTGTATTGGAACGCATCCGAAACTTGTTCGTATTCCTATCGGGCTTGATTATCATTCTATGCGCCCATCACCCAATGAACGCAAACGATTGGCTTGGGAATCTAAGAAACTGCACATATGGGGCGAGAAGAAACATCCTGTAGAACAAGAATGGCAACTGCGACAATTCAAAGCAACTTCAAATCCTTTCTACGATCGTCAACACAAGGCATATGCGAACTTTCACTTCACAATGTGGACACGCTACGGTAAAGTAGATAGGAAAGACGCACTCGATATGGTTCCAAAGCAACTCGTATTTTATGAACCGTTTAAAGCAACACGTGACGTGTGTTGGAAGAATATGACCGAATGTGCGTTCGTTCTGTCACCCCACGGAAACGGTCTGGATTGTCATCGCACATGGGAAGCTCTGTGTCTTGGGTGTATTCCAATTGTTAAAACATCGGGTCTGGATTCGCTGTTTGACGACTTACCCGTTTGGATTGTCAAATCTTGGTCAGATGTCACGAAAGAAGCAATGGAGCAGAAAATAGAGGAATTCAAGACTAAATCATTCAAGTATGAAAAACTAACTCTTGCTTACTGGCGAAATATTCTAGCACAGAATACAAATGCCGCATAAGACTCGTAAGGTTGGGACACGTGCGCAGGTCATGCATGGAAGTGCCGAGAAGACCAATGGTGGTCTTACCAAGAAGCAGCTCAAGTATAACAAGTATGGACGCATTGTCTCGAAGAAGAAGAGTGTGAAAGGAGTGAAGGGATTTTAAACGAAGACAAGAATACAGAAAAATGCCGGAGTTCATTGTGGAGGCGAAAACTGTTCAGACGAGTGCGATTCGCACACTCACCGAGGCACTGAAGTGTATTCTCGTTGAGATGAGTCTGATGTTTGATAAGGATGGTATTCGGATGGTTGCTATGGACCAGACACGCACAGTGCTTGTCCACCTTCGCCTCTACGCAGACAAGTTTGAGAAGTATCAGTACAATAACGCATCGCCCAAACTTGTGATTGGTATCAATACCGACCATCTGTACCGCATCATCAAAACTGCCAGCAACGACGATACTGTCACTTTTTACATTGATCAAGCAGATCCTAATTCCCTCGGTATTCTGCTTGAGGATGGCGAGAAGAAGCAGGTGACGCGTTATAAGCTGAACCTTCTGGACCGCGATGAGCCGGATATTCAGCTCCCCGAAATTGAGTTTTCTACGCATATCACTATGCCTTCCCTGGATTTCCAGAAGATTTGTCGCGATATGACCCTGCTTGGTGCGAAGGTGGCCGAGATTCAGAATGTAAACTCAAGCCTAACATTCAGTTGTAAAGGACATTTTGCGTCACGCACAACTGTCATGGGTGATGGTGAGAATGAATTCAATATTCAAAAGAAGGAGAATGAGATTGTCACAGGGACGTTCTCTCTGCCACATCTAGTTCTATTTACCAAGTGTACGAATCTATGCAATAATCTAGAGATCCATATGAAGAATGGATGGTTCCTGATGATTCGCTATGTGGTCGCAAATTTGGGCGATATCAAGCTATGTCTCATGCCTGTATCCGTTTAGAGATATATGTAGGATTGAAGGCAATGGCGGAATATATTCCAGACGCGAGCATCTATTTCCGTCATAGATGCGTATGTATCACGAGTTTACATGCGCCAGGTTGTAGATGTTGTGCGAATGTATTAAATCGGTTACACGAAATGAAGATTCGTGGGGACCTACCACCAGTCCCTCCAAAGGTATTTGTACATGGATGCGGGAGGGAATATCTGTTAGGAGAACTAAACGGCCTAAAAAATTGTAGCAGATGTGGCGATGGTATAGCGAAGCCCGTACCACCTCTACCTATGTCAAACGAGGTACCGCATACTTCAGAAGATAAACCTGTAAAGAGACAAAGCTCAAATATATTCAAACGATTCTTTGGAGCGTCGGATCATTATACATCCGTTGATTCGAAAAAAGAGTAGATTTCTGTATATGTTTAGACATTGCCGATTTACGTTGAACAATGAGTGCAGCACTTGTACTTTCCATTCAGATGGGGCGAATTGGACGAGACGCAGGTCCCCCTCGAGCTCGTAGTTATATGACACACACGTGTGGTAGAATGTATTTTATGTCGGAGATAAGGGGGCATTTGAATGTGGCCGTTGCGGTGATATAATTGAAACGAAAACGCCATGGTATCGCAGACTATGGACGAAACGGACCAAATACGAGCCATTATGCAGTTTGGAAGGCAAGAAAGATTCGTGATATGAGTTCTAACGCAAAACAGCATAACGCAACTGTTTCAGCGACTATAAAATAGTTGATGAAATTGTCTGTACTGATTCCAAACATCACTTCCACAAGTTCATGAAAGGGAGCTGTTGTTTTATTCGTTAAATCCTTCTCTGCTACGGTAGATACACATACTTTCAAAACGACGTGCTGTAACCAAATAATGAATAATACCGCAAATATACATGCCTGAAACCAAATGTTTGGATAGATTGTATGTGCTATAATCACGCAAATAAGCAACAATAAAAATAGCATTAAATGAATATGACCTAAGATATATCCTAACGCCTCTCCTTCGGTTGTTAGCCACTTGTATAGCAAGGTTATCGTGTGTTTTATTGTGTCTGTAGCAGACTGGATAATTGAATCTTTTAGTTCAATTGTGATATTCATTACATCTATCTACGACGAGATTTATGCGCAGTATACGTAACATCCTCTCCTATCGCAAAGTGTTTCATCTTTGGGTTGAGCAATGTCTTGTCATGAATTGACGTATTTGTATTCCAAACCTTTATGATTGAGAATTGACCCTTTGGAGAGACTGTAATACCTGCGAGGCATTCCTTCCGTTTCACGAGTAATTCGTTTGTCACGCAATGCACCATGAGATCTACAAAGATAGTTCGGATGTTTGCGATGTCGACCTTTTTGGACCAAGAGCCACCGTGTTCATTTTCTGGCGAATCCCATAGAGGTTTGATGCCTTCGCGCATGAAGAAGAACATACCGCATTCCCACGCATCTTGGGGGATAGTGTCGACCACCGTCCAGAACTGCTGGGGAGTTGTAAGTTCCGCTATACGAACATATCCGTTCAGCGAGTAGTCATTGTTCTCTGGGTCATGGTACCACAAAATCCAAGAATGCATGAATTTTGTGGTCTCTGTTTCCATGTATATTCAATATACTTGATTATATGTGTAAAACGGAATTCGTTTTCACCCTGTAGTAATATAGCATTACAATGTCAGTGTCTGTGGCATATATGTATGCTATCCGCGACTGTGTGAAGATTGTGCTTTCGTCGGTAGTGGAAGAGAACATCGCAAAGCTACGTCGAACTGCGATGGTGTTTAAGCCTGTCCATCGTGCACAGAAGCGCCCACCGCGTCCTCCCGTGGATGAGAATTGGCGCGAGAAGTTTCTGGTTGAGTATGTTCGCAAGGTCCGGGAGCGTGAGGACCCGGAATATTCGGAAGTCTTCAGTATATTTAATAAAATCACACATTCATCTCATAAGAAGCTTTCAAACGATATCATCGCGTTGATTCAAAAACGTGATGAAGTATTTCGTCTTCGAGTCTGTACTCTTCTCTTTGACAAAGCAATTACAAACCATATTTTCGCAAGTGTGATGGCGGATTGTGCGCTCATTCTTTCGAATACAATCCCAGAGGTCGTGGATGATTTGCGAACGCAGATTTCAATGTTTGATACTCTCTATAATATGAATAATACAATTGCGCTGTCGGACGATAATCTGATTGCGTGGACGAAACAGAAGGAAACACGCAGAGGATATGCCAAGTTTGTGACGGAACTGAATGTTCGTCGTCTGATTACAGATGAATCGGTGGAGAAAGGGTTGCATGATGTTCTGTCCGAACTTGTCACTCTACTGATGGAACCCAAAACTCCGCAGGTAGAGGAACATATCCATCAGTGCGCCGTGTTTCTGTTTGAGACGGTCAAGATTATTCCGTCAACAAATGTTGCGTCTCGGAACTTGGTGCGGACCGCGCTCACGGATCTACTTGACCGCTCCTCTGTGTCAATGAGTATGAAGACGACGTTTAAGTTAGAGGATGCGTTGAAACTGGTTGGGTAAAAACATATTCAGAAGACAAATGTCGACGCTTCCATCCGCGAGTGTACTGCTTCGGGCTGCGCAGGTGGCGATGGAGCAGGACCGTCCGATTTACCTAGATTATTATGCAGAGAGCGTTGCGAA